TCGACTACCTCAAGGAGAAGACTGGTATCGAAGTCCTGAGTCGTCAGGAAATCTTCGAGGCCGATCCTTCTTTCAACCGCAAGAAACTCATGGAGGGTGGAAATGCCGAAAAAGCCGATGACGAAAAAGAAACCGATCAAAAAGTGAACGACGAGATCGATCTCGACATTAGCACCTCGTCGGCCGGGACCCTTGCTGATTTCGACGAACCGCTTCCTGAGAAGGAGTTCGCGATGTTCCTTCGTGGTGTGCCCAAGGAAGACCTCGAGGAGATCGAATCACTGATCATACAGCAGCAGACCGAAGTCACTCGCAACGTCGAACATCTGAGCGATCTTCGTAATCGGCTCAAGATGTCGCTGATGTTCGTTCAGTCACGAATCAAGACCGAATTGCCGATGCAAACCAACGCCGAGGCGATCCGTTCATACATCGATTCGCAGAACGAACAACGGGCTGAACGTTCGGCGAAACAGAAGGCTGTGATGTCTCAGTTTGGTTCGTTGAAAGACATCAACCCTCGCTCTCAGCTGGATCAGGCTATGACACGGAAAACAAAACGCGGTGGCAAGCGTCCCGCTCGTGCTTTGTTGAAGTGAGGCTGTGATGGCCTCACCTCCGAAACCAAGATTCGCTAGCCTGAAGAATTCGCCGCCTAAGGTGAAAGCGAAACTTCAAGCTTCGCTTTTCATCGCGAGGGAAAATCGCAAGAAGAAGCTGGTAGCGCCATGACAGTTGTTCCAGGGCTCGTTGATCTGACAATCTATCAAGGGTCAAATTTTTCGCAGGTTGTGACATTCCTGCAAACGGTAGGCGGAACGCCAGTCGATCTGACCGGTCTTACCGGACGTATGCAAATTCGACAAAGCAAGACGTCCACCGACGTCATGATAGAGATGACCACGGCAAACGGTCGGCTTGCATTCGGCGGCGCGAATGGTGTTGTGACAATGACGCTGACCGCAACGGAAACTGCCACGATCCTGTCCGATGGAGTTTATGATCTGGAATTTGTGACGAGCGCGACCAGCGCCGACCGATGGCTTGAGGGTAGCGTCACCCTGAGCAAAGAAGTCACGCGATGACTGTCGTTATAATTCAGCAAGCTGCGACGCCGCAGGTTGTTGTTTCGTTGTCTGCTACGCCCGTGTCGGTTACTATCGGTGTTCAGGGTCCGAGTGGTGCAAGCGCCGCTGTAGGACCAGGTTTCAAACTTGTTGGGGCGGAAATCCGCTATGATATAGCATCACTTTCAGGAGTCTAACGAATGGCACTTGCAGGAACAGACCAGTTCATTATCGAACGTAGCGCCACGGTTTTTTCTGTCCTTGCTTCGGACATCCTTGTATACGTTCAAGCCAATATCGGGTCATCTGAATATGACGTTGCGGACATCACAGCGCGAAATGCGTTGTCCGGGCTTTCAACAGGCGATCGGGTTTTTGTTGTTGATGCATCCGCAGATGCGACGGTTGACGCGGGCTGGGCGATCTATGTCTGGCGCGGCGCAGCATTTACGAAAGTTGCTGAGGCTGAGATGCTGGACATCACAGCGGGTGGCGCTGATCTGGCGTATACCGCAAGCCCTACGCAAGGAGTTGTCACATCATCCACTGGCACTGATGCCACCTTGCCAGCAGCAGACGGCACGAACGCGGGGCTTATGCTTCCCGCGCAGTTTACCGCCCTACACGCGGCAGTGACTCGTGGCGGAACGACCAACAACAATCCTATCGTAGTGACGGGGCAGGTTCTGACCTTCTCAATTTCCAACCTGACAGCAGCCCCGTAACATGGCAGTCACTGGCACCGATCTAATAATCATTGAGCGAAGTGGGACGCTTTTCAAAGCTTCCGTGTCGGACTTGCCGTCTGGTGATGTGGTCGGCCCTGCAAGCGCTACAGATACAGCGGTGGCGCGGTTTGACACGGCAACAGGGAAGCTGATCCAAAGCAGCCCGGTTCTGATTTCCGACACTGGTTTGATCGAAATGCCTTCAAATTCTGCGTTTGTAGCGCCTGCCGCTGACTTTGTTTCTCTTTTTGGGCGGACTATTGCAGGTCGGGGATACGCAGCTTTCGGTGGGCCTTCGGGGTTGGACAGCTCATTGCAACCATTGCTTGCCCGAAACAAGGTAGGATATTGGAACCCACAGGGCAATGCCGCGACTGCGGCGGGGATCTTTGGGTTTACTGCGCCAACTATTACAGGCTTCACAGCGACAGCGCGCAACGTCGCCACAACCAACCAGTTCACAAGGTTCCGTCGCCTTGGATATGTCTCAGCGGCCACGGTTGGCGCTGTCGGGCAATGGCGGGTCGCCGCGGCGCAATTCACGGCTGGAGACGGGGCAGGCGTTGGCGGCTTTACCTTCATCATTCGGTTCGGGATCAGCGACGCCGCGACGGTTTCGGGAGCGCGAATGTTTGTTGGGATGAGGAACGTGGTGACACCAACAAACGTAGAGCCTAACACGATCACCCAAGGGATTGGAATTGGACACGGCGCTGCCGATACAAATCTGCTTCTCTTTTACGGCGGGTCAGCGGCGCAAACTCCAATCGACTTAGGAGCGAATTTTCCGATCACAGCGGCTTCGGTCGAAATGTATGAACTAGCACTGTTCGCGTCGCCATCTACGCAAACGATACAATACGAGGTCACCCGCCTTAGCAACGGCATGGTCGCGACTGGCACTCTGTCAGGAACGCCGGGCACAGCCGTTCCCAACTCGACAACTCTTATTGGCCCGTGGGCATATCGCACGAATAACGCAACGGCATTGGCAGTCGGTCTGGACGTTGCCAGTGCGTATATCGAAACGGATTTTTGATATGACCAACGCCTTCACCACAACTGCACAGAGCACCATCGCGGCCAGCTTGCCACTAAATATCTAGGAGATCATAATGACTCTCATCGTGGAAACAGGGATCGGCGTCTACGGGGCGAACGGCTATGTCCCAGTTTCTTTCGTGACCAGCTATCTTACTTCACGAAATCGCGTTACCGAGAACTCATGGTCAACTTCTTCTGTTTCAGTTCAGGAAGCTGCAATCATCGAAGCGACAGATTATCTGGACAAGAGGTTCAGTCATAAGTTCAAAGGTCTCCCTCTGTCCTCTTTCTCGGCCACCTTTGCAGAGGGTTCTGTTTCCTTCGTTGGGCTTCCAGCCAACAGTAACACTCTCACTTTGGGCGATACAATCTACACCTTTGTGACTTCACTCTCTGGAGCACCGAACGAGGTTCTCATTGGTTCGACGATAACCTTGACTGCGAGCAACTTCGCCGATGCCGTGATGGCTTTGCCAGCGGCGGCGGGTGTTACCTATGGCACGGCAACGGTAGCAAGCCGCCACAGCACGGCCACAGCGGCGGCGGGCGTGGTGGCACTGGTAGCACTGGCCCCCGGCGCAAGCGGTGCCTATACGGTGCTCTCCGAGGCCGCTCCGAACATCACAATTTCGCCTTTTATTGGAGGTCTTGATGGTGGGATTCAGCCATTGTCCTGGCCTAGACAATACGTCTACGATGATCGTGGAAATACCATCGCTGGAATTCCTGAGAGAATCAAGCAAGCGACTTCTGAGTATGCCGTTCGTGTCTTGAACGGCGTCTTGCTCAGAGATCCTACTTCTGATGATTTTGGTGGACCTGTGACTTCTCGTCGTGAGAAGGTTGGTCCTATTGAAGAAGAATATCAGTATGCCTCGAATATGACAATCTCGAGGTTTCCTGCTGCTGATCGTCTTCTATATCCCTTCTTGGTGAATGGTGGAAGAGGAGGAGTCATTCGTGACTGATTTCTACAATGGACTTGCAGCGACTGCCATTCGGATGATTAACAAAAGAGGAAGATCGATCAGATTGATTCGCTTTGATGAGACAGCTGCAAACGCCGCTCGTCCTTGGAGAGGCCCGCCGAGCAGTCCCACTGAACCTGGATCTAATGTCTTTGGAGTCTTTGTCCCACCGATTTCCGTTCGCCAATTTGGTTTGAGCGCTCTCGGTCTTGGCACAGAGATGGAATCAATGATCGCCGTAAGCGAACAGATCATAATCGTTTCTGCTGGAGAAATCGATCTTCGACAGTTCTCAGAAGTTTTGGATCAATCAGAAAGATGGGGAATCTTCGCCTCTCAAATTCTCAAGCCCGGGAGCACGACTCTACTCGGATTTCTTGGAGTCCGTAGATGAGCGTCACATTCTCAGATGCTGTCGATCAGATCATGGACCTTTTCAAGGCCGCGTGGGATACGACCGGCTTTCCAACCTACTACGAAGATGTTCGTCAACAACGGGACTCTAGCGAGAATCCGTGGTCGACAACTACGCTCCGTCATGCTTCGGGGCAGCAGACGACCCTCGGAACGGCGACTGGAACAAGCCGTTTTGCAAGAGAGGGATTGCTCGTTGTTCAGATATTTACCCCGGCAGGAAAAGGCTTGCAAGAAGCCTATAATTTGGCTAAGGTTGTGGCCGACGCCTACGAGGGTTCTACAACTCCAGGGGGAGTGTGGTTCAGGAACGTGAGGTTGAATGAAGTCGGTCGGGATGGCAGGTTCTTTCAAATGAATGTCCTTGTTGAATTCCTATACGATGAACTC